TTTGCGAACAATTTCCATAGGAACTACAATATTACGGGATCCAACCTTAGGAATATATTTCTTAGGAAATCCGTCTAAGGTGTTTTGGATGTCGGGGATGTCGTTGTTTGTTTTGATGCGTGGCATATGTTTTAGTGGTTTGTTTTTATAATAAATGATTTCTCTGCAAAGTCTAATAAAATTAAAGATCCTTGAGAATATCTTTGATACGTGAATCGACTGGAATTTCATCTTCATCTTCTGTGTCTACGGAAGCTTTAGCAGAACTGGATGTAGTCTTTGCAGGTACAAATTCTTCCTCTTCTTCAAATGTGGAAGTTGCTTTGGAACTAGTGGGTGTTGATGTATCTGTCTGACCAAGGAAGTGGACATTCAATGCCTTTGCTACATCTTCATAAGACTTGTGCTCGAAGATGGTGTCCAAAGACTTAATTGAATTGTAAATTTCATCTGTATCTGGATCTCCTTCCAATGCTGACGAAGATGTAAACTTTGACGCAACATAAGTTGGATAGCCTCCTTCATTGGTTTCTACCTTGATACGCAGATTACATCCTTTTTCAGAAAGATCAAAAATCTTGGCTCCAAGGTCTTCTGCGTCATCACCTGAAATAGCTGATGTAATAATTTTGTCAAGTTGTTTACCAAAACGAAGAATCTTGGTTTGTCCTTGATTATCTGGGTTGGTAGGATCTTTAATCACATACACATTAGCCAGCCAATTTTCATTACGCTTAATAGGCTTAATACGTTCAATTTCTGCTTTATCTTGGTTGCGATAAATCTTGGAACGATATTCGTCAATAGGACATCTTTCGCCGTATGTGGCAGGACAAAGACAAGATACCAATTCATTGGTGACAACACTATTCCAAAGATGATGATAATAATGGAAGAGAGTGCGTTCTGGATTTGCTAGGTTTGGAATGAGACGTACAAGGTATGTCTTGCCGATTTCAAGCTTCATGAAATCTTTAAAACTACCTCCATCACCTGAGGATTTTTTGTTTAGGGCTTCTTTGATGGATTCGAATAGGTTGGCGGTGTATTTCATAGTTTTTAGTTGATTTATAATAGTTGGTTATGGTTGGGAATTCAACTTTTCTTTTAAGAATTGTTGAATCTTTTTTGTTCCTTCTTTGACTAGGTTTTTAGTCTCTGAAGAAAGGTGGTATCTATTGCGGAATGCAAAGAAGTTGTCGGTAATTTTATTATCCCATACAACATTTTCTGTCATTTCTGCTAATTTAGAAAAATTTAATAATTCCATCAAACAATATGGATTAATAGAATTGGTTCTGTAGTGTTCTAGCCAAGCTGGTCCATTGCCTTCTTGAAAGTTTGTATAATCTGACAACAATATAGATTTTTCTAAACAGAAAAGAGCTATATATTCAAATCCCTTCTTAATGCTTTCAGTTTGTTTTTCTGGAGAAGCATTTATTTTCTGTTTTTGCATTAGTGTGTAATTCTTTATAGCAGCTCGAGTAATAAAGAATTTTAAAGGAGGTGTTTCTTCGTCTGGATGAAGAAATTTTGGGGCGGCAAAAAAATCATCAACATTAATGTGATTAAATTTTTTAAAAAATTGACTTAATTTGCGAAGATATAAACTAGTTGAATCATTTATGTCTGAAAAGTCTTTACGAGGTTTCCAAGGACCACCATTACGAAAATGTTTTAGGTGAGTATTATAAATTGTTTGCTCAAAGGTTGAAGGGTTCAATTTAAATTTTTGGTTTGTTGTTTTTGTTTAAAGCGGAATATTTTTTTATAAATGTTAGGAGTCAAACTTAGATAGGTTTTAATTATATTCTGTAAATTATAGTCTCCAAGCAACTCAAAATATATTTTTTGTGTTTTTTTATCTTCTATTAAAATTTTTAGAAAATTTAAAAAATTAAGTTTTTTTCCTTTAGAAATACAAACAAAAGATCCAAATTTCAAGGTAATGTTTTCGAATTCATTCAGATTAGACATCTCTGATGGATTCATCAGATCTTCTATTTGTTGTGAGGAAGTAATAATCATTTTGCTTTATCTATTTACAGGCTGGAGGTTTTTTGTAACCTCCATAAAAAGGGGTGTTATTACGCCGCCGCCTGCATGCATATGACCTCCACCTTCACATATTTTTTCTACAAAAGATCCAACATTTATAGGATCATCTTTGGTATATTGTCTTACACTGACTTTTTGCGACTTGCTATTAATAAAAAAGAAAATATCTGGATGATATTCTTTTATTATCATATCATTGACTATATTAGAAAAAGACTCAGCCATAATTGCTATAGTTCTTTTTTTCTTATTTCCAAAATTAATATGACCTTCAAAGATAGTTAATTTTTTAGCTTCTTCTCTGGCTTCTGATTTAAGATATTGAATGGCTCTTTTTTGTTCTGGTGTAAATTCTTTAAAACCACCAGAATAATCTTTTATAAATTTAGAAAAATCATTTTTATATTCAGACCAAAAAAGAATATTTAAATCATAAGACTCTGGAATTTCCAGACGATAACAATCGTAATCATCAGCCAGGGCTATTAACATTTTTTGAGCATCAGTCCTCTTAGGAATCTGATCACCTTTAAAAATTTGAGCCATTAATAAGGCATTAGAAGTAACTACTTTATGAATAATTTTTGCGTTTTGAAAGCGGGGAATATAATCTAAAGAAGTTTCATGATGATCTATAAAAGTAATATACTTTTTATCTAAATCTGGTAAAAATTCTTCTCTTAAAGAAAGATCTAAAATAAAAGTAGTACATGGTTTATTCACTCTATCTAAAGATTTTTTAATATGATCTATTTGTAGATTATTAATACAATCATATGTTATTGTATCATTTGGCAAAGCCCATAATAATGCAAGCAAACTGACCGCACCATCCAAATCTTTATGGGTGTAAGCATGATAACAATTAGACATAAGGTTATTTAAATCTGACATTAAAATAATCACTATTCATCATCCAGAGATTCTATCAACCTTATAGTATCTGATATGCTTGTTATGTTATTTGTTGTTCCGGGTAATGTCTTTTTAGGAACTGTAAAGGATCTAGACACATCGTCTGGATCTTTCAATGAAAGTGTTGGGTAATCTATTTCAAGAATGGTATGACACTCACGAGGCCCAAATCGGTTTTTAGTAATTCCAAGATGAATGATGCCTAATTCAAAATCTTCTTCTTCGGTCCATATTGGAAACTGACAATCTGCAGTGTGGGAAAGACCCATGGATTCACTGGTTGTTTCAAGACCCGGATTAGATTCATTGTAAGCTGATCTATTAGTCTGTGTGGCTGTAACCAACGGGCAATTAAAATAATAGGTTAGTGCTCTAATCTGTTCTGTGATTTGTTTAATAGATTCATATGAATTCATTCCTCGTTCTGGAGGAGCAAGCAAATTCAAATAATCTAAAACTATGACATCCGGCTTAATTCCCTTTCTACACAATCTATCTATGTAAGATTTAATTTGAAGAGGAGTAACCGACTTTGGAGGAAATTCCTTGATGATTAATTTAGACATCTTGTGTTGAGATTTATAGCTTGAAATGCTTTGTTTAAGTGGTTCTATTTGCATAGACAAATCATTCATAGCTATCTTGGATAATTGTGAACTAATACGCTTGGCATATACCTGTTCCGACATTTCCAAAGAAATCAATAAAACTGTTTTATTTTGATTTAAAATGTTTGTTGCTATATTACCCAAGAAAATAGACTTACCTACATTGGTCACTCCATAAAATACATACAAAGCTCTTCCAGCTGCCATGAAGCCACCACCAATGCGTTCATCTAACCACTTCCAACCTGTTGGAATAACATCAAAAACTTTTTGCAAATCTTTACAATGCTCATCTATTCCTTCTAGGTAATCAAATCCGTTATTTTCTACCAAATTAATGCTACAAGCCTTTTCAAAGTCTTCCAATATTTTAGCAGTGTTAATTTCTCCAGCCTGTACATCTATACTGGTTTTTAAGACTGTACTGTAAACTGCTTTTTCTTTAAAGAATCTTTCTGAATTCTTTAATAACACATCTTTATCATAAGATTTATCTATGGATTCAAATCCCAATGCTACTTGCTTTAATGCATTTCTTTTTTCTCCGTCCACCATGTGAACTTTGAGTTCTGTGATGTTGGGTATTTTATTATAAGAAGTGTAATATTCTGACAAAGATTCAAACACTGATCTTATATTTTTGTCTTCAAAATAACTAGGTTTAGCATGTTCTATAATGCTTTCTAAATAGATAGGATCCATCAGCGCATTATAAATAATAAGCTTTTCAAAGAGACCTAAATCTATAGGTAAAGAAGACTTCATTTAAAAAGTATAAAGGCTATTGACGGGAAAATCAATAGCCTTTATTTTTAGTTTTTAATAGAAGGTTTTATTACAAATCTTCTTTATAAGTTGCTGAATTTTCTGCATGTTCCCATACTTCTACCATGGAAACCCAACACCGATGTCCGTGAGTTTCTATTAGAAACTGTTTTGCTGCTTTATAACACCATTCAGCTGTCTTTTCAATACCCACTCCCTGCATGACTCGAAGATCACAACCTCCACTATCTTGCAGCTGTTGAAAGATAGGTAACAAGGGATCATCTTCTGCTATACACAGTGTGTGATCAAATTGTTTTTGTAGAATGGCTTTAAGTCCCTTGAGACCTCCAAAATCTACTGCCCAATTTTTATCATCTAGCTTAGAACAACCAAACCAAAATTTTGCTTTTAGTTGATAGCCGTGAACATATTTACAATGAGATTCACTTGCTCTCCATTGACGAAAAGCACAGCTACCCAATTCAATAATTTTTGTGGATTGAAACATATTATTAATTTTCTTCGTCTTCAATATCATCTGAAACTTCTTCAGAAATTTCAACACTTTCTTTACGATATTTAAGTTGTTCTTGCAAACATTTTTCTATCTCTGGAAGAATTTTACTCCATGTATCTTCATCTTTTCTCCAAGACTTATAATATCCTAGCTTGGTACCGTCTTTGAGAGAATAGGTTGCTCCACTTTGAACAACTACACCATACCCCAAAGCCATTTCTAATAGACCAGAATATTTTGCCAATCCATCTCTGAAGTTGAGATACATCTCCGTTTCAAGGAATGGGGGCACAATACGATTTTTAATGGTGAGAGCTCTTAGTGTAACTCCATTAACATCTTTGGCCATAGGAATAATTTCTTCAGAAGCTTCTTTACTTTGATTGGTGCCAGTTGTTCTTTCATTCTTGACTGCCATCTGTACAAGAACAGAAGACATATATAACGGACCAGAACCTCCAGACTGCTGCTTAACCACTCCTGGAAACATTTCTGTTGGGTTAGTATAAATGTGGTTACTAAACACAATAGGAACATCGGCTTTAGCTGCTTTATGAGTTAATACCCTAAGCATGCTCTTGAGACCCTTTGCTCTAGCACCCATGTCCATGGCTTCTTTACCAGCGGTAACGTCTGCCATTTCTTTTGTAGAAACCAAATTGCCTAAAGAATCAATTGAAATAATAAATTGACTTTTCAATTTTTTCTCAATAACTGAATCCAAAAACTGGCTTACTTGATTACGACACTGTTCAACTGTTTCTACAGGACAATACTTTACCTTAGATGGATCCATGCCCATGTTTGTGGCCGACTGAGCATCTACAGCATTTTCTGTATCAAAAATGACTACATAGCGACCTTCCTTTTGAGCATTTGCCAAGATCTTGTTGATGATATAAGTCTTGCCACAACTAGTAGGACCACTGAATCCAATGATACGACCACTAGGGATTCCTTTATACAAGGAACCCCCAATGATTGCATTCAAGGCCATTGATCCAGTATCAATAAAGCTACTAACATTAGACAAGGTGTTATTGTCTAGGAAAGAAGCTTCAGGATTCAAAGAATCTAAAACTTTAAAAGCAGACATCACATCTGCTGGATAGTCTTTTTTGGCCATATATTTTATTCGTCAAACAAGTTTACAATGGAATTATTGCTTTGCTGATTGGGTGCTGAACTCTGTTGTACTTG